AAGGAATCCATCAACAAAGAAACCGTTTTTAAAACGATCAAGACCATTTTCGTCTGTTACCTTAAGATCAACAGCGCTTTTTTCAAGTAGCGTTAAAGCGTTGTAGTATTCAAGATTTTCGATACGATTCTTTAATACGCCAATTTCACGCATTGTATAGCGAATATTAGCAATTTTTCTGCTTGAACATCCAATTTTACGGTCGCCGATTAAACGAGCAAGTGTTTCTGAAACTGAAGGGTAAGGCGGAATGTAAATATTAGCAATGCCCATAACACTGTCAGGAACATTAGGAGAAATTGGCGTAATGCCTGGTTCACCCTGTATAACGTTAAATTCACCTTGTTTGTCTAAAGTTACAACGTCTCTTCTAGCAAGATAGAAAGAATAATCTGTAGAAATATCGCTATCTGGAGCAGCAATTCTTAAACCGTCCGCGTCAACGATAAATGTATTAGTTGTTCCAGGATTAACTGTGGCAAGGCTTAATACTTCAGCACTAACCGCTGTATTTGATTTAACTGATCTGTAGTCGAATACGTTTCTAAGGTTATATTCAACGCCAGCAGAAGAAATAAACTTTGGTATTTCATAAGTGAAAATTGTGCTATTTGATGCAGTATTATCGTTAATTGGATAAGAATCAACTGAGAAATAACCGAATCCGCTTGAGTAATCAGGCTCAAAGTGATCAAGTTCGACCAATAAATGCTTACTTGTTAGATCTAGCGCACCCACGTGCTTGATCTTGGCGTGATCGTAGTGATTGTCTCTTTGACCGTTATCAAGTACGAATGAGCTTGTTACGTTAGAACCTTCAGTACCCGTTGTAAATGCAGAAGTATGCATTCTAATAGATCTGATCTTATTAACGTCCGCAACACCAAGATTATATGGTCCGACAGAATTTGCGGCGTTGTTTGAAGTTTGAATCTTTACAAAACGATTGCCTCTTAAAAGTTTTCTAACTTCACCAGCAGTATCGCGGTTTACACGATAAGTGAGCTTTACAGAAGCTGCTGCAGGAGAATAAGTTGTATCTTCTTTAAGGTCGATATTAAGTATTCCACTGCTAACATTAGCAGTTCTTTGAACACCTGTGCTACCATTAGCCGTCAAATCAATAACGTCGCCTGAACGTAAAGCTTTGTAGAAAATGTTCGCACTAATAGAACCAGCAAAGCTATTTGCAATTTGAAGGCTTGTGTTGTTAGCGATAGAAGCAATATAATATTCAGTTCCGTTAACAAGTAATCTATCGCCCGTTGTAAGTCTAGTAAAGAACGTAGAAGTACCAGTCAACACATTAGCCGTTGTGTTTGAAACTGTGCCTGGAAGTTGAACGTTTCTATCGCCATTCATAGTAACGATTAGTTCACGTTTTTCAGCAGTAGATAAGAACCCTTCGCTATAAGAAAGAGTTTCGTTCGTAGTTGTTACTGTAGCCGTTATAGCTGCAGGATTTGTAAAAGTAGCAGTTTTATCTTCTGTTCTGATGAACTGGAAACTAGTATCAACCGAACCTGTATTGCTTCTAACGGTTCTGATGTGGTCAGCGCCGATTGGGAATAATAGAACATTGATATTGCTATCATAAAATACAGCTTGATTTGCGTCATTTAATACGATATCGGCAAAGAATTGATTAGGTGCGACAGTGAAACCTATGCCTCTTACATCAGAAACAATGTATCCTGCATTCATATTAAAATCATACAAATATGCGCGCATTTGGGCTGTTGAACGACCCAAAGTTCCTGCTTCATAAACCAGAGCCTTCAAACGGGCAGTACCGATTAGTTTTCCTGTTGGAGCAATAGTGTTTTTAATATTCGTAGAAATACGATTTTCAGCGGTGTCGTAAAGATTAACAATAAACCCTTCATCATGATCAACAGAACCAACAATCTCATCAATTAAGAAATAACCGCCTGTTCTAGCATTAACTAGCTGATTATTTACGAAATTGAAAGTGAGAGATTTGTCAGTAATTACGTGTTGAGTTATTAGTTTGTTAACTTCATAACCTTTTACGTAAGCGACACCTGGCTCGATATCAATAGAAAGCTTGGTTGAATCTCCTCCAGCATTAGCTAGGTACAAACCTTCATTAACACCAGTATCAAGATGTTCTCTTGTACGAACGCCGAATCCGTTTACGTAATAATCACCTGATTCGTCAAAAGTACGTTTTGCAAGTTCGTCATAAATTCTAGCATATTGAGAACGTTCTTCGTTTGTCTCAACTACACCGCTCAATAAGTCCATAAGCGGGATGTAATTTGAATCTTCATAACCTGTCTTATAGTCTACAACCGAAAGAACAGCCTCGAGTTGATATCTGTGCGCGCCTGGAGCGTTTTCGTTAGAAGAACCAAGGGCATTATCATTCAAGCTGTCATCTGTTAGTTCTGTGACAAATGACTCAGAAACCTGTAAACCAATAGACTTAGTTGGGGTTGAGCTATATTTGTCGATAACAACTGTTTGAGTTGGGAAAGCAAGGAAAAATCCTTTGCTGAATACAACACCCTGTCCGATAGAGAAAACAGAACCTGTGCCAGTGTAATTTGCAACGGTTGATGGAACAACTGTGAAACCTAGAGATGGATCGTCATCAGAAGTTATTACTTCATCGTTTAAAAACACATCAGAAGTATTTGAAGCCGATAGGTAGCGAAGAAGAATAACGTATACGTTATTATCAGAGTCATATACTGCAGAACGAACGTATGCTTTGATGCCTGAAGTAGCACCAACGACAGTTTTTCCAACCAAAGAATCTAAGCTTGTTGCTGCTGGTTGGATAGAAGTTGCTTTGATATAAGAAATATCAAGTTCGAGGTCGAAAGCGCCTCCTACGACGATAGAACCTTCTCTAAAAATGTGTGAACCAAAACGCTCGATCTGCTTTTGAAGCATAGTCTGCATTTGGTTAAGTTCTCGTGCCTGTACTGCGACAGACGGACGGAACATGATCTTATAATAACCTTTGTTCTCATCATAGTCGTCGTAATACGGAGGAACGTTAAAATTTGCCATACTTTTACCTATTAAATTTCGATAGTCAACTTGTAAGTTTCGGTTTGAGTGTTCGAACGATTTACATTATTTATATTGTCTACGTAAAGAGGCTTTATATCCTTGCTGTAGATAGAACCTACGGAGTTTATGGATATTGTGCCGACAGAAACTCCTGCAGTATTAGAAACATATTCGCCATCAATAAAGTATTTATCGCCAGACAACATAAACTGTGTAGAATTAGAAAAAGCTACTGTGCCTCTGGCGCCACTGTTAACACCTATTACTGTTTCACCTAGTTCGAATACATGAGAAGGAGTAACATTTGCTACGAATAGTTGATTGAAAGTATTTGCAACATATGGAACGCTTTTCGTAATCGTGCCAGTAGAAACATTAGAAGTTATTGCGCTTGGGTTCTTTATGATTCCTACTTTATTATAGACAATGCTCGTCGGAATAGTGTTAATCTCAGAATTTGCGAATGTAAAGTTGATCGCTAATCCTTTTACATTTAGCTCCGTAATAGGTTCAAACCCATGCCCGCCCGGAGGAGGAACTATAGCATATGCATTTGATCCAGAACCATAAGAGCTTTGTATTTTCACATTAGCCCAAGAAATATTAGAACCAATATCTAACATCACAACGTTTTGAATGGAATAAGAAGTAGTATTTACGTATGTAATAGCTCTAGGGTCTGAATCACCGTCTGTTTCAAAAATTACAGCAGGACTGATTAGATAGTTAGTAAGACCAGCAGTAATTGTACCAGTATTTAGAGCCGTATTAACAAAAATGAATTTACCACTTGAATTTGCTACATAATCTTCGATTAATCTTAGCTGAGATGTTGTTTCAATGGTGTTATAGATGTAGATAGCACTATTAACATAGAAGTTATCTGATCCAGAAGCTGAATTTTCTATCTGAATTACTGTGCTATTCTGAACCGACTGTACTGTTCCATTTGTGTAAGCTGTGTATCCGTTACCAGAATTTGTAATGACGATGATTTCAACGCCGCTATAAGAAGAAGCCGTTGAAGATAAAGTTGCGTTAGTAAATACAGGAAAATAATTTTCAGAAGCAAATTTATCGTAATTTGCGCTACTTACAGAAGAAACATATCTCCACTTATATCCATCGTTTGTAGAAAAAGATGTAACTTGAGTCGGAGTTCCTACTGTTCCCGGATCAACTGTAGAAGAAGCTCCATTTGCGTTATCTATACATTTATAGATATGGTAATAACCCCCAACAATAGATGGGTTAGAAATAACATAAAAGTTGTTGTTTGAAATTACCGTATTAGATGTGTTATCATAACGGCTGTAAACCGTATTAGAAACCCACATGTTTTTTTCGATAATTGGAGCAATGTCAGAAACTTTGAGAGCTTTTCCAAACAACATTTGCCAATTGTTTAGGAAAAGATTGTTATAATCCACATTATCAACATCCGGAGGAGTGCTCGGATATTCTATTGGATTTGATGCAAAAGCATAATATTTTGAAGTGCCAGAAGATACACCTTCTAGTATTTCATCAATTACTGACTTTTTGAAAGAAGGAAGAATTTTACCCATTATTTACCGATAGCCATCCAATAGACGTTTGTAGAAGTTGCGTTTGCTGTTCTTACTTGAGAAGAATCTTTAGTCCAAGATATAACGGCGGATTGATAAGTCGCTACAGCTGAATTAGAAGAAACTGTTACCGAATACGCATTAGTCGTAAAAGCTGGAGTAAACACAATTGTTCCCGCGCTACTGTTTGTAGAAACCCATCCCCAATTTAACTTGAAACCATTTGGAAGGAAAGTGTAGCCATTAGCAGCATCAGTTGAAGAACCAAGCGTTAGACCAGTATTAGAAGTAATATTTGCAGAAGATATAGTAATTCTAGAAGAATTAGCAGAAGCGTTTACGCTAGAATTACCAATAAACAAACTTCCTGCGCCGATAGTAACATTAGAAGTCGAATTACTTATCTGAAAAGTTGTTACAGAATGTGTGGTATTTACGGTAGAATTACCCACATAAAGAGCCGAAGAATTAATTACAGAATTACCAACCGTCAAAGCAGCGCTGGTTAAAATCGTGTTTACTGAAGAATTACCTAATCTTACAGTGCTTGAATTAGCAACTAAATTGGAGGTAGTGTTTCCTGTTCTTAATCCGCCAGTATTAGAAATTACAGTGTTTACGCTGGAATTACCAACTGTAATCGCACCATTTGCGATATAAGATGTGTAAATCTCATCAAAGTTGCTGTTTATTTTAATGAAGGCATCTCTTATAGGATCTCCTGTTCCGTCTCCCGGATTAGTGCCTACAACAACATTATTTTGTGCCAAATTCGTCTCCGTTATACTGTGTAGTAATATTTATCAACAGTAATCGTACTGTCTGCAGTCGTAGTAATTTCAGAAGCATAAAGATATATCGTAGCATTACTAGAACTGCTTGAGGTTTCAAATGTTACGCTGGCAGGGGAAGAAGCGTATAAGAATTTCAGATATTTTCCAAATATTTCAGATCCTGCCAAATGGAAAGTATCTTTAATGATTTCTTTGTATTTATTTAAAGTTTGTGCAACTCTGATCTCATAAGAATAATCTTGATAGTAGTAACTATCTTGTATGTATTTATCAGAGTCTAAAAATCCTCTCGTAGTTGACCAATAACCCTGTGCTCGTCCTGTTCCTGATTTTTCAACACGAGCGATAATTTCACTGGTTGTATTAAATTCTCTTAAAGTCGTAGTTAATAAAGCGCCAGATCCGTTGGCGCTTTTAATTCTAATTTCTGGAAGAGATCTATAACCAGAACCTCCGTTTAAAACGTTAACAGCAGTTATAGTTCCATTAGCATCTACACTTGAAATTTCTGCATTTGCACCTACGGCTGGATCTCCGCCTACAAAAATAAGTTGATCAGTATTTGAGTAGTTTAGTCCTCCAGCAATAATTGTGATGTTATTGCTAATCGGAGAATAAAGATAAGCTTTAATTTCTTCGCCTTCAACATATCCTTTACCAGAATTCAAAGCGACGGCTTCTTCGATAACGTTATTACCCGTATTTGGCGCAGCTTTAACGATTTCATTTTCACCAACGATTGAACCATTTGAAGTAAAGCCACCATTTTCATAAGATGCATATTGAGAAGGAAGTATAGTTGGGGCTGCCATATAAACAGCAGAACCTGTAGAATTTAATGTCGGAGGACCATAAAGTGTAATTTGAGTGTTTGAGACGACTTCTTTAATGACAGCGTATTCTAAAGTCGAACTTAAGAAAAAATTCGACTGAAGAGCAATTACGTCATCATTAGCAAAAATTGCTTCAAAAATAGTAGATGTTCCTGTAACCGTATTTGAAGTTGTATCATAAGACACTGATCCTTCCAATGGTTTGGAAAGTTGTACAGATCTAACAAAAACATTAGCAGCAGAGTCATATCCGTTGCCGGTTTTAATATCACTTAGTGAAAATAAAGTTCCAAAAGTATTAGAAGTTTTGGTAAATAATGATCCAATCGTCGAACTTAAATTACCTGTTGGATTAGCTGGTAAATTATAAGCTACGGCGTCGATAGAAAGATTTGCAACATCACAAACTAGATCTGTATTGTAACCTAGAATTTGTGTTGAAATTAAAGTGCCTATTTCGAAACTAGCACCCTGTCCATTAGCAGAATTTTTATAAACAAAGGTTAGAGCATCTGCCGTATAACCAAATCCACCATCTTTGATATCGAAATTCAAAGAACCAAACCCTCTCGAAAGTTTGGTAACCTTAAGAATGCCGTCTATACCATAAGATATAACATCGTTGTTACTGATGTCGCGCTGAACGATCTTAATAACATCTCCGATATTATAGTCTTGTCCACCGTTGACGACTTTAATTTTATCTAAAGAACCAAGTAAAGTAGGTGCAAGGTTGATAGCTATAGTATCTTCAGCATCTTCTAGTAACACAATTTTTTCGTTTACCGAAAAGCTCTTTTTCTTTGGCGTTACGTTTGAGATGTAAAGAATATTAATAACGTCGTTATTGTAGTTTTCTTGAACGAAATTTTCAACGACAGCTGTAACCTTTGAGGTAGTGCCGATAATTGTTTTTCCAATATATCCTGAAAGGTCTTGATTAGCCGTCACTTCCAAATATTTTGGTTCAACCCAAGTGCCGTCAGAAACTCTTAACAAATCTCTACCAGGAAGATAAACTTCGATATCTTCATTGTAAATCAGTTTGAAAAGAAGTCTATAACACTGAATAGTACCCTTTGAACGATAAACGTCGAGAATGTGCTTTAGAAGAAATCTCTTGTTAGCAATAATCTTAAACGGAATTCCGTATAGATACTTCTTTTGGAAAAATTCAAGAAAATCTTCTACTGTACTATCGATATCTCTATAGTCAAATAATCTTCTACCCTGATAAATCGCCTGACCTTCAGATTCTAACCATTCATAGTAAGCTTTCATAAACAATATGAAATCTGGCCCCTCTTCTTGGTAAAAAAGAGGAAACTGATTCTGAACAAAATTAGATATGAATTTTTCTACAGCAAATTCCATTAATTTCTCGTTTCAACAACTGTAACTGTTACATCGCTTGGTTCTATGACAATAATTTTATTTTGAGTAGCAAAAATATCTGCATATCTTGAACGGAAATATAAGTCAATGTGATCGTTGTAGCTTGCAACATTTATGTTATTTAGATTAACTTCTCCAGTCGCATAGTTGATGGTACCAACGGTTTCAACTGGTAAAATATCTTCTCCGATAGGAGCGTAAACTTTAACATTACCGTTAGCATCGTCTTCAAAAAATGCTAATTCGTATACTTTTCCATCGCTTCCATTATATGTAAATCTTGACGAAATCATTGTAGAATGTGTCATTCTTTTGTCGATTTCATTTTCATGCAACAACTTGTGCATTTCATTATCTACAAAACTTGACGCATCGTAGTACAGGATATTACCTAATAGGATATTATAAGTCGTTTTTTGGTTGAAATTTGGAGAAATTTTCTTGATAATACGTAATTCAGTATCATTACTCGTAATACTAATATCAGCATTGTCTATATCTCTAATTAGACGGCTATATCTTAAATCTTTACCAAATTTTTCTAAATTATTCGTGCTATAAGCGGAAATTGCAGAAAGAACATTTGTACGAATTTCTTCAGCTGTTTTATTCGTGGTGTTTTTGTCATACTGTACTTCTGAATATACGCTGCAGTACAAATAATCTGGGTCAGTAATTACAACTCTGTTAGGAAGTGTGATATATTCCAATAGATAATTTGAAATTTTATTTTTGATGTAATCCGGTGCGATAATTCCTGAAGCTGGTTTTAATGAAACAATAACGCGACCATATAGTTTAGGTTCGGCTTCTTGACCTCCATAAACAACAACGTCGGCGATTTCACCACCAAAATTACCAAGCACTAAAGCTTCGTAGTCGTCTGCACTAACGGCTCTTTGCTGGGTTGCGAAATATCTTGGCGCAGCAAATCTTACTGATTCAATATCTTCTTGAATCGCACCACTAGAAGAATTTGCAACAACTACAAAACTTGAAACGTTAGAGCTGCCGTTATTTACAGGGCCAAGATCTGTATCTAAAACAAATTCTGAAATGCCGTCTGCAGAAGGTCCGCTTGCAATTCTATAGCTTACCTTAACCGTTGCTCCATTAATTGGTTTTCTACCAAATAAACTATCACCAAATACAATTTCATATTGATTGTTTTGTGCACCTTGTAAAAAGAATACATTAGATTGACCGTTTAGACCAAATAAAGTTTCGACTCGAGTAAAGGCTGTATTTGTAGAACCGTTGTTTTCTATTACGTTAACAGAAATACTTGTTGTATCTACGTTTCTGTTGCTAATTAAAAACTGCTGATTTTCTATATTGTAATCAACAACGAATGTGTCGTTATAGTAATCGCCTTCATATATTTGTAAATTAGCTAGTGTAAAAGTTGAGTTACTAGATACAAAAATCTTAGCTTCGTCTGTTGTAAACGTAAAACTACCATTAGAATTAAACCCTGTAAAACGAGTTCCTTTTTGAACTGTCATTTTACCATTAAAACCAATAGTATCAATCGTTAACTGAACTTCTGCAGCGCTCGAGCGGGCGCTACGAGGAACATAGTTTAATTCTTTGGCGTGAGAAATAACAGAATCGTATTTTTGAGCCGAATCAAGAAACATTTCTGAAGCGACCATATTAAGGTAAAACGCATTCAGATATGAGTTGTAAGACATAACATCGATCAATACGTTGATGTTAGATCCGTCGAAATCGTAATCTTTAAATACAGACTGGGTTTTCAAAAACTCTTTAAAGTTCTGTTTTAGGCTGTCGAAATCTATAGAACTTAAAGTTAATGAACTATTGGCCATTTATCGGACTCTTTTTAAAATATATTCGAATGTTATTGGTTCTGAGTTATTTATTGTGTTATAAACAATACTAATCAGGATTTCGTTTTCGGAAGAACCAACTTCTAGATTTACTTCTAGTAAGTTAACTCTTTTCTCATTGTTTCTTATGGTGTTTTCAATGAAAAATTCTAGATCGGTTAGATTTTCTCTGTAGTTGTTTTCAAACAAAGAAGAAAGTATGTTAGATCCTATATACGGTTGAAACAGTCTTTCGCCAAGATTCGTCAAAATCAAATTTACCAAAGCCTGATTTATAGACTTTTCGTTTGTAACTCTAGACAGCTGATTACCGACTGGAGTTTTCGCAAAACTTCTTACAAAATCCGAATAGTATTCTACAGCTCTATTAGAACCTGTTAATGCTTCTGCTCTTGTTAATCTAGCCATTATCCACCTGCAAAAACGTTTGGAGAACCTGCAGCTACAGAAGTGCAGGCAGTTATAGCATCACCAATTCTACCTGCACCTTTACCGTTAACAAAAACTGTAGTTGATCCAATAGTTATAGGAGCTGCATGTGGAGGGCAAGGATCGCCAGGAAGCAAATGTGTTGTGTTAACGTCTCCTTGTCTAGACCAAGGTATACTATTAACATATACGTTTGGCGAACCTTCTGCTCTTACCATTCCTGAACAATGAGGAACATCGGCGTCGCCTATTCTAGTTGCTGCGGGCATTTTTTTCTTTCTTTAAAAGTAGGTGTAACTTTTCATTCCAAGTTTCAATTTCTTCATGTTGTTCATGAGTATGAGGGCCATCAGGTATTTCAGGAAGGAATTCGATCAAATTATCGAATTTTTCAGGTATATCTTCATATTTATGATAAGTTTCCAAAACTCCGTTTTTTAAAATAACAAATTTGTGAGCCATATTTTACCCTTAGTTCAAGTCAATGCGTGGGGCGATCATCTTAATACCACCAGAAGTAATTTCTATAGTAGAACCACCAACTTTTAGGGTTATCTTAGTTGCACTTTCAATAGTAATGTCTTTTTCGGCGTATAATCTAGCCTGTTGGTTAACAAAGGTATCGAAGTTACCGCTTTGAACATGCATAGCATATTCACCATTTTCGATCATTGTGATCTTGTTGCCTTTTACCGCTTCTACATGATCTTTTTCAAAGGCTTCATGCCAGTTTCCAGAATGTTCGTTGACCTGATCTCCATAAGATCCAGTAAAACTTTTAGAATCTGATGCAGCAACGACAAACTCTTTCTTAAATCTATTGTGAGATATAACAGATCCTTCGGTTGAAACCTGATATGACGTTTTACAAGAAACGCCACGATCTCCATAAACGTTGGTTCTTGAGGTAGATTCAATATTCAGATCATCGTTTCCATCAACTTGTTTAGAATTACCACCAGCGCAATATCCTCGGTTTTCGCCTGGATTAAACTGCGTGATAATTTCAGATTTTGAACTATCGTAATCTATCGTTTCATAAGATCCAGAAGCTCTTGTCTTTTGAACGAAATAGTTATCAGGTTCTTTTGGGCTTGCATACGTATATTCTGAATCACCCAAAAACCCAGAATATCCTGTTGTATAAGGATGTTTTGCTTTCAGTTCTTTGCGATCTAATCTAGTTTCTGGAAGCTTTTTGTTATCTTTACTCATGGTTAACTCTTAATCTTATCATATAAACTTTTAGCTGCAGGGGCCATGTTAGAAACAGAACCAGCAACATTTGTTAGTGTAGATAAAGCAGAAGTAGGTTGCGCCGCCTGTTTTGCCTTTTCTTTTTCTTGTCTAAGCTGACCAATATTTTTCATGAAAGCATCTTGTGACTTTTTAATAGACCCTTGATTTAAAACAGAAGTAGGAAGTTGTATTTTCTGCTGAAGATTTGTGATAGTTCCTGCATAACCTGCAAGCTTCATCAATAACTCCATAACATTTTTAGAAGAATTTTTACCGCCTGTTTTTTCCGCAGAATTACTTTCGACGTTTGAATCTTGTTCTGTTAATAGATCATTTAAGATTCTAGCTGTTAGGTTTATTTCAATAACGTAAGGCTCTAAACTCGTAGCAAGTTCTTGTTCTGCAGTTGAATAAACATCTTCATCAGGCGTTGAATAATAAGGATCTCCTATTTTTCTTTGAGTAAACACATAATCTGTTCCATCCGGCGAAACCCATTTGATGTAACCAGGATAAGGATCATCGCTAGAAGTATAATACTGCTGAATGTATAAGTCTGGAACTACGGTAACAACAGGAGTTGGCGCTATTCCAATTGTCGTTACTATTTCGGTTGTGGTTACCGGAATATTACCTTCGCCGTATGCGACATAATTTTTATACAAATTGGCCAATGCGTTTTTGACGATTTCTCTATATTCTACGTCTATAAGATTTATACCATCATTAGCCAAAGCTTTGTCAAAAACGTCTGTAATTTGGTCGAATGAATATTTGTTCGCTAAGATAGATAAAGCGCCAGACAACGCATCTTCCATAACAACTTTACGACTGGATTGAGACGAACCTTTTGAAGCAGAAGCGATCTGACCAAGCATACTATACATCATAGGAGCGATAGAAGACAATCCCTGAGGATCTACTGCAGCCATAGCGGCAGGTAAGTCCTTTAATCCTTTTTGAGCGCTTGCTGTAGTTGGCTTATCTCTATTTGGAGCACCTTTTTCTGCTATCTTGTAGTTTCTATACTTTTTCTTTTTAGGGCTTGGATGTTCCAAATAATTTGGTTTTTCTGGATCTATTACAGGCTCGCCAAGAACGTATTTTGACATCGTTCCGACTTCTAAATCTAACTCTTCAACATCTTTTTTATTCGTTGCCATAATAACCTCTTTAAACTTGAACTGTGCCTGAACCTTTTGCTACTGGATTATCGGGACCAGCTTTTTCAGGAGGAATTTTACCACCTGAATCCTGATCTGATTTTTTACCCAATCCTTTTTCTTTTGGTTCTTGACCTCTACCTAAAGAACCTAATATGATAGGATATTCTTCAGCAAAGTCATCGTCAAGATACGTTACCAAAACTCTAGATCCAACAACCATTCCTGCTGGAATTATACCAACACCAGCTGTTGCTGCTGAAGTAATAGGATGCAAAGGAGTTGCCCATTTTAAGTGTTCGTCTTTCACATTTTGTTCATCATTTTGATAATTGATTATTCTAACTTGACATGCTCCAGAATTACCAGGATCATTCATAGCTCGAACTTCACCCACAACAAATTTCGCCATTAAGCAGTCCCTCCTGATGTTTTAGAAAATGATGCCTTTACTAATTTCAACACCATGGTATATCTTGGTGATTGACCTTCTGGTCTTATTCTATGTCTAATACCGACGACTAAACATTTATCAGCAAATTGCGATTCGCCACCACCAAACCCTAAAGCGCCGTCCATTCTTTTTGGAATTTTCAAATTAACCATAGATCCTAAATGAATGTCTGGATTTCCTATTATTTCACATTCTGCGCTATTTTGCGCAAGGTGAGAAAGAAATTCTGATCTTTTTGTAGCTGCTTCTGCTGGAGAAATAGGCTGAGACGGTTCATTAACTTTACTATAAATTCCTCTTTGCGGAACAACTTTATGATTTGTAGTTTGACCTTTATAAACTTCTTTACCAGGTAAAGTAAACTTCTCAGTTTTAGGATCATCTGAAACAGCTTTGTGTGTGGTTAAATTAAAGGTTTGCTGAGAAGGCTTAGTCAAATGCCTACTTCCAGCAAAAAAGTTACTATCAACGTTACACCAGATAGCTGAATTTCGTTTTTCTTCTTCAGTACTAGCAGTAGAATCTAAAGTGGTTGAATATGTAATATCTGCTATAGTAGATTGTTTAAACAACTCTTCAACTGTTTTTATATTGTATTCTTGTGTTCCCTGCTTTTGATGCTGATATGTGAAAAAACACGAAGATTTATTTTGAGAAGAAACATGACTTTCATTAAGCTTGTCTAAAGTTTCACTTGGTAGCTCGCTAGAAGCAATCCAATTTCTTACTTCATTAGTTTCTTCAACATTGATCTTTTTATCAGTTTTATACCCTTCTTTCAAAACATTTTCAGCAATTTTACTGGTTTTGTCTTTCCAACTTTTTTCCATATAGTTGCCTTGGGCATTAAGAAGTTCTGGAGAAACGCATCTTATACTATATTGAGTGTTTTTACCTGAACCAGAATTATCTCCAGAATGATCTGTCACATCAGTACCTTCAAACTGTTTTAATTTGAAGGCGACAAGTTTACCCAAGTCATCTGTAAATTTGATAGAAACATCTTGTTGATAAGATCCATTTATGTTGTTGTTTGATCTTGCATCTACTCCGTCTACAACCCTTATTTCTCCAGCAGGTCCGTAAGAAGAAGTTATATCTTCAACAATATTAATCTCGTCAAAATATGTTTGAGATTTTCCAGTTAAATCCAAATTTCCAATTTTACATTCAACCATACGAACATCGCCTATCGCCATTATTCAGTCTCCAATAGCTCTCTCAAATTATCTACTGCCGTAAAAACGTTGTCTTTGTCCATTACTCTTATTGTCTTATTAAATTCGTTTCTTTCAACTTCATAGTCGTAATATGTAATTGGTTTCCAATAAATGATTTCTTCTTCAGCAATATTGTTTGCAGATGCAGAAACTGACGTTACGACGCTGTTAGCTTTACTTTCAGTTCCGTAAATATAACTGTTTGAACTTATCGTAACATCATTACTGGTGTAAAAAGTTCCAGAAACATGCTGAATATACAAGTAATTATTCGTAGATAAAACAACTTGACCCTTGCCTATTTCTTCGCCTTGAAGTCTTATGTTACAGATTTCATCAACAACGTAATTATTATTGCTTACCGCATACGAAACCACTTTATTGGTATTAGTTGACCAATCTAATTCTTTTCTTACATAATTTAAAACTTTTGAACCGACCGAATAATTTGGAGTCCAATATTTTTTCATACTTTCGCTCAACGCTTCATATGCGCTGATTAGTAAAGGATCTTTATTTTCCCAATCGTTTCTGTAAAACTTGATCTTTTCTTGTGCATCTACAATAGAGCCGTATTTCTTTTCTATGTATTCGTTCAATTCATCTTCACTTAAATACCATTCATAGTAAGGGT